ATACTAGCACACGTAGTCTTACCTGTCTGTCTAGGCATCATGTTGATGTTAAAGCGATAACTGTGATAACTGTGTAATAGTCTTAATTGATATTCGTAAGGATCAAACAGCAATTTACCTTTTACAGGGTGTTGTATAAATGCGAAGTGTCTTGCAAAATGTAAATATCCTTCGTCAGGATCCATACACTTTGCAATGTCTTCTATTTGATCATTAGTATACGTTTCTCTGGTATTAGCTTTTTTAGTTAATACACCGTCTAAACTTTTGCTCATAAAGTATTTACTCAAAAAAATAGGGCCTGCTGGCCCTATTGATTTTTTCTAAAGTTGTATTATTTTTTATTATACCCAGATTCTTCTAGTGCTTTTAATAATTGCGATTTAATGTTTTCTACTGCCATTGGATTATCGCCATCTTGTGCTTTTGCGTATGCTTTCTTTTCTCTATTAAGTCCGCCTGATAGATCTTTTGTCATGTACTTGTGATCTCTGTAGTCTTCGTTTGGTGAATTGTCCCAATCTTCTTCTACACTTTCTTCTGGCTGATCCATCATTTGCATCATTGCTACCATGTCGTCGTGTTTGTCAACTGGGCCAACATGCATATCTGCTACAGAGGCAGCATCCTTTGCACCTGCTAGCTGCATCATTCTAATTAAGTCTTGAACATGTTGTTCACCACTTGCATTAAGTGTAACATTCATAGATACAGGACTTCCTTGGCTCATCGGTGACGGAGGCATTGTGCCGCATTCATCTAATTCTCTGTTTTCTTTGATATATTTTTTCATAGTTAAATCCTTACTGGCTATTTGTACGCCACGTTCTCTTCCATCTCTCTCTGCATCTGGTGCACCACTTTGGGTTCCTCTTGCAGGAGCTGCTGGAGTTGCTGTTTGTCCGCCTATCGGTTTGCCTGGAAATTGTTTTTGCAATTGTGCTACGTCACCGTATGTTCTAGTACGCTTACCGCCTTCAACAGTGTCAACATATGGTAAGCTTCTTGCACTAGCAATATTAACGTTTACTCGGTTACCGTTTGATTGAATTCTAAATTCCTGACTAGGCACTACATCTTGCTGCATTACTTGATCTTCACCACTCGGCTGTGTGCCACTTGTTGTACCGGTTGCTCTTTCATGTGCAGCAATAATATTTTGGAACTTAGGATTTTTTTCAGCTTGCTTTTTAAATTGTTCTACTTTAGACGGTGGAAGCAATCCAACTTGTGCAACTTGCATGGCTTGATTTAGATTAGCCATCTTTGAACCACTCGGTTCACCATTTTGCATGAAGATAAAATTGCTACCATCTGGACGGTATAGTCCGTCTATTTGTAGGTTTTCTGCGCCTTTAGCAATAACGTATCTACTTCTGTATTCTGCTGTGCTTAAAAGTTGCTGTGCTTTTCTACCTAATTTTTGTAAAAAGTTTGCGTCTTGTGCTGCATCTTCTGGTTCTAATGCCTCTGCATCTTTAACAATTTTTTCAAATTGGTTAAATTTAACACCCTTTTTAATTTGCTGTGCTAAACTGTCTAATGTTGGTTTTTCAGATGTTGGTGCATTGCCTAAATCATCGCCATCTCTTTGACCATCCGGACCTAAATTATTAGGTGTCTGTCCTGCTCTATTTCCATCATCAGGAACATTAGATGAATTTTGTGCCGCTGCCGAGTCACCTGCGCCTGAAGCTGCTTGTGATACGCCGTCGGCTCTAGCTGCATCATCTTGTGCTACGTCTGCTGCTGAATCACCTGTACCTCTTCCGCTTGCACGAAGAGTACCTTGCATTCTTCTCATTAGAGCTTGATCAAAATTAGGATCATCTTTGTATTTGTCTACAAACCCTTGTAATTCATCTAATTCTGCTGCACTAAGTGCTTCTGTAAGCTTTCCTGCATTTTCTACAAGTGCAATTAAATGACGGAAATCTACAGATGCGTTTAACGTAGGTCCTGTTCCAGTTGGCTCAAATTTAGATAACAGTTCTTGAATTCTACGTATATCTGCTTGTAAAGTTGCACCTCCTGCGCCTGAAGCTGCTTGTGATACATCAGGTCCTGCGCCACCAAATGCGTCTAGTCCTGGATCTTCTTGATCTTGTGCTCCTGGTGCTTCGCCTGCTTGTGATACATCAGGTCCTGCGCCACCAAATGCGTCTAGTCCTGGATCTTCTTGATCTTGTGCTCCTGGTGCTTCGCCTGCTTGTGTTGCATCTGTTTGTCTAGCTGCATCATCTTGTGCTACGTCTGCTGCTGAATCGCCTTGCTGTGGTGTTGAGTCGGCATTTAATAATTCTTGTAGCTTTGCCATTGTTTCAGGACCAGCTTCGCCATCTACTTGTAGCCCATTTTGTCTTTGGAATTCTTGTACTGCTGAGTATGTTCCTTGACCATATTTTCCATCAATACCATTCGGATCAAATCCTAAACGTGATAAACCAGTTTGTAGATCACGTACACTATCCATTGCTTGTCTGCCGCCATTATTATAGGCATCTAAAAGACTAGGTGTTTGTGTATCTAGTCTACCTGCAAGTGCATCTCCACCTTGTGCTGCTCCACCTTCACCTTCTGCATCTCTGCGTCTTTGTTCGTCATCTCGTGCTACATCAGCAGCTGAATCACCTGCACCTGCTGCTGCGTCTGCCGCTCCATCAGTTCCCTGTTGTGCCGCAGCTGCATCTGCTGGTCCATCAATACCTTGTTGATTTGCTGGTGGATTAGTTTGATCTCCGCGTGGATCATTTGCATCTGGATCTACTGCTGTTGTTGTACCACCTGGGTTACCGCCATCTCTTGGAGTAGCACTTGGTGGATTAGTTTGATCTCCGCGTGGATCATTTGCATCAGTTTGTGATGCTGCTGCGTCTGCCGCTCCATCAGTTCCTTGTTGTGCTGGAGGCAATCCTGCATTTTTTCTAATGTCGTCTAACTCAGGACTTAAACTTGTGCCGCCTGGGTTGCCGCCGTCTCTTGGTCTATCTGCAGGTATTTGATCTCTACCTCTTGGATCTGATGCATCTGCTTGTGCTATTGCCCTTGCTGCTTCTTCTGCTGCCCTTGCTAGTTCTGCTTGTGATTCTGCTTTTTCAATTTCTCTTTGTATACGTGCCGCTTCTTCTTCAGCACGTCTTGCTTCTTCAGCTGCTGCTTCCGCTTCTCTACGTGCCGCATCTTGTTCAGCAGCTCTTGCTTCTGCTTCTCGTTGTTCTGCTGCTGCTCGTTGTTGAACACCTAAAATTCTCATTGCTTCTGCTTGTGCTTCAGGAGACATCTCTCCAACTGCTGTGCCAGGTGCTGGTTTTTCTATATTAGGATTCCATTCCGGAGAATTAGCATCCCAGGAAGTATCTTGGTTATCCTGCTGTATACCTAATCTGTCGGCAATTGCGTCATCTAACCAGTCCTCTTTTAATTTTGCTAAGTTGCTGGCTTCTTTTCCGAACGCATCGGCAATTTTAATAAAATTTCTTATATCTGACATATTAACTTCCTATGGTGCTCTTTGTGTTTTGTTTTTCGTCAATATCCTTAGAATCACCTTTAGGTGCCCCTTCCATTGGATCAATTTCTCGTTCCTTGCGAGCTGTTTCTAATTCTTTAAGTAATTCCATTACTCTACTGTTTCCTACTGATTCTTGAGCACTTTCTCCACCCATGTCTTCGGTAGTTAATAGTGTAGTGTATTCTGTAGGTTCTTCTTTTGACTGCTGTTCTTCAATAGGATCAAATTCTCCTCTCACGGTAACGTGACTATGAGGAACGTTGCAGTTATGTACAATGTATTGTTCTAGGATGTGGCTAGTAGTAGGATACTTAACTTCTACTTCAAAAGTAGTAACTTCTATATTTTGTAATTGAGGAAAGTCTAAAGGTCTTTCAGTAATTGGAGCTCTTTTTCCTGAACCTATACTAACAACTTCAAACTTTTCCATGTGTGTTTTAAGTTTATTATTAAACTCTTCAGGCAGCTCTCCGGCGATACGCACTTTAAATTTATATGTCTTTTGACTTTCAGTTAAAAATTCTTTAAATGTTTTCATGGCCACTTCCTATTATATGTTATTTATCCATGTTTTTAAGTTTTTCAAGTAAACTATTACGATCTGTAATGATATAACCTTCGCCGTTTACTACGTCGCTGCCATCAGGTCCTGCTTCTTTATCTTGTTTTTCTTTTTTAAGTTGTAGTTCAATCATTTTTAATTTTTTGTCTAGTTTAGCTGTTTTTGCATCTAAACTAGTTTTAAGCATATTACCTGCAACTTCAAAAACTCTACCACTATAACGACTTTCTACGTTCATACCTAAATCCATTAGATCTTCATATGCTGTTAATGCACGTTGAGCAATATCTTCTAACTCCGCATCTGCTTTATCACCAAGTCCCTTAACAGCAGGTAAGGCACTTGCTATTTTATCAAACTCTGCAATATTTCTAAACGTTTCTTCTTGTTCAACAATAGCTGTTTGTGATTTGTCTTTATTCTTTTCGTCTTGAATAATTTGTTTCGAATCTGGTAAATTTAATAAATCTTCAAGTTTTTTAGTCATAGCAGTATCCCATTATATACTACTATTATTTATCGTTTACCCTGATGGAATATATCAGTTTCTGTAATAACCCTAAAGAAAATGCCCTTTTGTTTACACCATGCTCTTGCTGCTTCCCACTTTGCTTGATTGATAATAAATGCAGCTTGATTGGCCTGACTACGACCTAATTTTTCTTGTAAGGTTTGATTTGCAGGTTTAACTTCAATTAATTCTACCATTTTTTTACCTCCTTTGTTTGCATAAGCAATAAAGAAGTCCGGTACATAAATTGTGTATTTTCCTGTCAATGGATTTCTATAAGGGATTTTAATAGATTCTGATGCCCATTTTTCTACACTAGGATGTTCGTCACAGAATCTCATAAATGCAAATTCCCAACTACTTCTATATGTAGGAGATTTTGTTCCTACATATTTTTCTGGAAATTTACAATTAAATTTTCCTTGCGCAAAACGACTCATACCAAAATATTACGTCTTTCAAGTTTTTCTGTAGATCCTTGTATTTTAAATCCTAGAACACTTGTGCGTAATCTGCTGTAATTTAAGATCTCAGTAACAACGGCACTTAGTTGTATTTCATTAAATCCTTTAAGAGTATCAAGTAATGTAAAAATCTTAACACCATCTAATTTAGCTTGGTTTAATAATGTTGTAGCAGTACTTATTGCTGAAGCTTTTTCAAATCCTCTTTTTTCAAAAAATGCAACTACAGCATCTACTTCATTACTAGGAAAACTTAATTTTTTGTTAAAATAATTATCAAAAACTTGTGTCACTTTTTTGTCACTAGTTTGAACGGGTGTCGGTAAACTTGTCATGTTCCATTAACTCCTAAGGCTCTATTTCTATATATCTGTTGAGCACTAGATGGTAGACCATTCCAGGCGGCATTTCTTTCGTTGACACCGCCTGCATTACCATTGTTTTGAAAATCTTTTCCAAATGCAGCTCTTGCTGCTGATTCTAGCGCCGCTGGGTTGTTTTGTAGTTCTTGACGCTGTCTATAATTATTAATTGCTGACACAGCTACGGCAGCGCCAGCTGTGGCTAATAGAAGTTTGCCTTGTCCTCCGTTGCCGCCGCTTTTAGGAAATAATGTTTGTGCAACTCCGCCAACATTTATTCCGGCGACATTGCCTACTGCTCTTGTAAGTATATTAAATGCCCCTTGTCGTAATCCTTCTGAGCTCATGTTACGTACATTGCCGATTAGATTAGCTGCTGCAAGTGCAGCTTCGAGAGGATTCTTAAATGTGTCTCCGCCGGTAATATAATCATATAGATCTAGAGCACCTTCAACAATGCTTCCGATACTTGTAGTTCCGCCTCCAGTTATGCTTAATGGACTTGGAGTTGTATCATAATGGTCTTGTCCGAACCCTTTAGGTTCTCCGTTAGCACCTGCTTCTATCTTTCCTGCATCATAGAAAACTGCTTCATATGCTATTTGAATTTGATTTTCTGTAACACCGGCGGCGTCTTGATTATCTAGTCTATCATGTCCCCAACTTGTGATAATGGGATTTACAAGTGTATAAGTTACATAACTTCCGCGACTTAGTTGACTAATTTGTATACTATTAAAAAATGGCAATCCTGGATTATTGTTGTCTAATCCGAACTTATTTCTATTTCTCTCCGGGCCTTCGTAAGTGCTGTCAGGAGTTCTACTATACGCACGACCGCTGTTTCTTTTTTGATTTCCGTCTGCAAAGTAATATCTATAGTAAGCTTGTAAAAGAGCAGTTGTCAAACTAGAATTATCATCATGGAATGTAATAGTAACAGGGTCGTATTCTATAGCAGTTTGTACATTCTTGACTCTGTTGTACATTTTTTTAGTTTCAACTTTTGCACTAAACTTAGGTAAGTCTGCGCTCTTAACTAACATGCCTATTTCATTAATAATTTTTGCACCGTCAACAGCCATTCGTGGAATGATTCCTGCTGCTGTCTTATTAATATCAAAAAAGACATGATATAAAAATTTTGTTTTAGGTGCTAATGCATGATTATTATCTGTATATAATCTAGATGCGTGTTGATAATCCGCAAGATTACCTTTAGGATTTAAGGCACTTCCTGCTACACTATCTAAGAATCCATTAAACTTATTTGCCATACAAATATTTATCTTATATAATTAACTACGCACATAATAAAAAAGGGAGCATACGCTCCCTTTTTGTGCAGACTAAATGTTTCTAGTTATTATGCGCCGCCGCCTGTTACTAGAGTATTAACTGTACGTCCTACTGCTGTACCAATACCAGTGCCTTGCGGTGTCTGGATTGCATTGTCATAACGTATACCAAGTTCGATGCTAACTGGATCAGTGGAGTTTGAATAACTTAACTGATTATAGTTTGCACCTTCTACATAGCAACCATATAATTCAAATGTTTCTAACACTGTAGGTGTATTAGCGCCGTTGCCGCCGTCTAGTATTTCAATTCTAGTTACAAATTTGTAATCTAAACCTGAAGCTGCACTGGACTGCTCGTAGAAATCAAACTGCTTTTGTAGTTGCTCGCCGACTAGTTTTTGTACGTTGTTGTTTACATCTTCACGCAAGTTAAGCGTAATTGGTTCCCAAGTGTGTTTACCTGCTAGGTACACTCTTGAGTTATAAACATCAATTGTCATTTGTTCAAAACTAACGTTAGGACGAGTTACGTCAATAACTTGTTTTGTAAGTTCTGTTGTTGGTGTGCTTACACCGAAATTTTCTAGTGTCACTCTAAAGCGATACTGTAGTTTCGGCATTAAAAGTCCCTGGTTGCTAGCGGAATCACCGCTAGCTAACGGAACTGTTATTTTTGATAGTGTTGAAATAGCCATTTAATCTGCTCCTATATTATATGTATTTATACCTTATAACCCTGCAATTTCACCAGTGTTTTTCAAGCGTAGTGGAATGTAGATAAATTCAACTGCTTTAACTGGTTCAATAGCAATATCTAAGTATAGCTCGTTACGGTCGATTCTGCTTGGAGTATTATTTGACTCGTCACATACCACTAGGTAATCATATAGAGCTCTTTGACCAACTAGCTCAAGTAGTAAACTTTCCGCTGCCTGCTTGATTTCATCACGTGTAATTTTATCGTTAGGTTCAAAGATATACGGCTTAGCAAGCTGATTCAACTGTGAACGTAAGTAAATTACTAGACGTGCTACGTTGATTCTATCAAGTGCGCTTGCACCCCTTGCACGAGTTTTCTGACCAAATGCAACGAGTCCTGCACCACTAATAAACGTGATTGGGTTAATGTTGTTTTGATATAATGTATCTCGTTGACCTTCGTTAAGTGCTACACTTACAAATTCACCTTCGTTACTAATGTAACCTGTTGAACTTGCATTTGTAATTCCGCCACGTCTTGTACCTGCTGGCGCAAACCATGGATAGCTAACTTGATCGCTTAAAGCTATTGTGCGTAGCATCATATGTGAAGCTGGAACTACAACATTGTTACCAAAGTTGTCACTTGTAAAGCCTGCTGGATAAAATACGCCTAGATATTCATCTCTTGAAACAAGACCGTCATCGTTGTCTTCTACCGCAGCATTTACGTTTGTTCCCCACTCATTTAGTGAAGTAGCATCTGGTGTTAATCTCATCGGACTATCACCAAGTATAAACGCTGTTAGTCCACGATCAAAGTTTAGACTGATCATTTCTCCAATTAGTTCTGGATAACCTGGGCAAGCCATTAAGTTAAACAATCTTGACTCGTCATCGCGGATTTCGTCATTGCTGTTAACAACTGCTTGCAGTGCTTGAATTACAACTTTACGCTGTGCTTTGCGTCCAAAACTGCCTGTTCCGTCATTTTGATTTCCTGATTCAGTAACCCAGCGGTGTGGATAATAATCACCCATATCTTCATCTTGATAACGAATGTTTTCAGCATTTAGATTAATATAATTACGCTCAAAACGCTTTACGTTAAATCCGCTTCTACGTAGGTTCCATAGTAGCATACCTTTTGGATATAGTGCTGGATCTGGAGCATCTGGATCTAAGTAATCACTTACAAGAAGCTCTGGAATAGTTGCATCAGGTGCTGTTGTTGCACTTCCGCCGGTGTCGCCATAACGTGCATCAGCAAAAAGAACGCCGTTTTCAGTTGTTTGATCTGAAGTATCTAACGGTGTACCCCATTTTTGTGCAGTAGTACCAGAAAGGTCAGCGTTATAAACGTAGATTGTTGGATAGTTTTCAAGATCTGAAGTATCAATCCAAATATCGCCTGTTGCTAGTAGAGTGCCGTCGCTCTGTGCTATTGGCATACTTGCTGATACAATCGGTCCTTCTGGCGATGCATTAGGATAAACATTAGCATATCCCTTCCATGTAGTACCATCGTGTACCATTATGTCAACTTCGTCAACAACCGAACTGTACCATAGCTGTCCGTCGGTAGCTAGATTAGTAACTTCGTCGTTGCTAGCTGTATATGTCAAATTGTTCCAGTTGCTTGCAATCATTTTCTTAGGTGACGTAGCACCTGTTGTACCATCTTGATAATAAAGATTTGCAGTCCATTGACTTTCGTCTACTCCAGAATCTTTTGCTTGGAATCCAATTGCTGACAGCATGCCATCAGTATCGGTTAATTTAATTTCTCCGCCCTGTGCGTGTGTAATTACAAGTCTGCTACTTGCATCAATGCTTGCACTTACGTTCTGTACGCCTGCTGCGTTAATTGCTGCGGCTATTAGAGTTGCATCTCCACTAGCACTGCCTGTAGGTGTTACAGTTACAGTGTACGGTGTACTGTATGCTGCACTGCCGTCGTCTGTTGAGCTAATTGCAAATTGAAATGTTCCTGCGCCAGGTGCGGACGATGTAATAGGATTACTTGTAACTACAGTCGGACCACTATTAGCACGTCTGTATATGCTAAATGTTGCAAGTGGTTGTACATCATCTGCTACATTTGTTTTAACATATAAATCACCTACTCCTAAATTTGCACCGCCAGTTGTTGGATCTAGTGCATAAATTGCTGCTGCACTGTTATCATACATAGGAGCACTAATTGTGTCCCATAGAAGCGTTTCAGCATTCCATAATTTAACAGATAGTTTTGCTCCTCTGTTAGGTGATGTAGTTTTAAACCACACACTACCTGTAGGTCTCGCACTAAATCCTGTAGGCTGACCTAGGCTAGTGTCTGATATTTTCCAAGCAGGTATTGAAGTATGCGCACTAATTTGTACTGCTGGAGGGAAGTAAGTTCCTGTTGTTATACCCAGTAGTGTTAAAGTAGCACCTGTCCCGCCAATTAAAATATCGCCGCCACGTGTAGAATCACCAATTGCGCTACCTGTGCCGTCGCTGTAGATTTCTAAGTATCCGTCAACTGCTGCTGCACGAACGCCTGAAATTAATGCAAGATTAATGTTTTCAGCAATATCACTAACAGTATCACCGTCTGCTACAGTTACAGTAGAAGTACCATTAATTATAATGTCACCTGCACTTGCTCCGGTAGCTGTTGGATTAGCTACTGTGCCTTTAATGGTTGGCCAACTTTGTGTCCAGGAATCACTGCCGACTTCAACCCAAGTACCGCTAGAGTTTTTGTACCATAGTTTGTTTAGTGAAGTAACTGCTACTACTGCATAACCACCAATTGCACCAATTGATCCTTTAGGTGTGTAGTCTGAGCCTGCATAGTCAACAACATCAGCTGTATCAGTTATTACAATAGGAGTTTTGCTCGAAAATGTTTGACCGCCAGTGGTATTAATGTTAGCACCGTTCCATTCAAAAATTCCGTAGATAGAATCTGCTGTGTCGAACCAATATGTTCCTGCTGTTGGATTCGAAGCAGGCTGTATTGCACTAGGTGCTAGCTCTCCGAGATCAATATCTGCTCTTACAACCCATGCTCTGTTGCTAACACCCAATAGTGAGTATGCAGCCTGAAGCCCGTATTCATTTAGTTCACTTCCGTGAATTGGATTGTTATTTGCGTCAATTTGAAATAACGGATCACCAAATGTGTCTGCTAAATCTCTCTGCGATGTGAGCAAATAAGGTCTCCCTGCATTTGCTTTCAATGTTCCTTGTGCTGTTCCTGTGCCACTTGCATTTGCTTTGTTTTGTGCAGTAGCTACAAAAATCATTGGTACTGTACCCGGTTCAGCTGGGGTGTAAAAGCTTTCGTCTATTACGCTGACCTGTACTCCTGGTGATGTCAATGCCATTATAATTCTCCTGTTGGAAATAGTATTTTATTACATGTATTTAGCACGACCTCGATAAAAAACCATAGTTAACCGTAGAAAAAAGGGATCGAAAAGGTGAGGTAAATACATTATGAGACCATTATGTAAGTGCGGAGAGCGGCCTGCTGCTATAAATTACCGTAAAGGAAACAAAATTTATTATCGTAAGCTATGCGAGAAATGCTTGCGAAATGGTATTAATCACGGAATTCCTAAATGGAGACAACGTGGTTATGAAAAGAAAACTAGTTGCGAAAAGTGCGGCTTTAAATCAAAGCACGACGAGCAATTTAATGTTTTTCATATCGACGGTGATTTAAATAATTGTCGTCCTAATAATTTAAAAACAATATGCGCTAACTGTCA